TTATTCCTCCAAAAAAAATCGGACTTCCGGTGGAATTCCAATCCGTAGATAATAGTTTCTCCATGATTCCTCTTGTTCGGGGCTTCTGCCCGAAGAAAGTAATTTTACAGCAAAGACATTAGCTTGACGTTCAAGCTTCCCAGGAGAGAAATAGGAGCTTTCCTCCAGAAAAAAGCGATTGATCCCCTTGTGAAGCCGATCATGCCCTAATTCATGCGCACAAACGAAGCGCTGCCATTCTACAGGCAACTCATTATGAATGACGATAAACCTTCTTCTTAGTTTTCGATAATATAATCCCTTTGTGCCAGTCCCCAGGTTCATGAAACGAATTTGAATGCCTAGTGCTGCGGCAAGCTCGAACGGGCAGTTGGTTTTATATTTTTTAATCAGACTATTGATCAGTTCATCCATGTTCTTCACCTGCAGCATGTTAGTATAGTTATTTAGTGTCTTTGGATTTTTTTCTCTTATTCATATGTTTGGCTTCCCAGAACAATCCGGTTAGTACATCTTTTATCCTCTGTTTATCTTCTTTGTCTAATGGAATCCCATCAAACATCAGCTCTCCATCATCCTCTAGCATTTTTCGAAAGTCTCGTTTATCTTTGCTTGTAGCCCAATCTGGGACAGCCTCATCGCTTGAAAGAGTCTGGTCCTGCAAATACCCTGCCTGATCCATTAGCTCCTCGTAGGGGACGCCAGTGGCCTCAGCAATTTTGCGTAACGTGGTTGGTTTAGGAACCCCTCTTAATCCATTCTCAATCCGGGAAATTTGCGAACCGCTAATTCCGGCTGCTGCTGCTAATTGATTAATGGTGAGTCCCTTTGTTTCCCGAAGATGCTTCATATAATCCCCGAATTCCTGTTTCATCTCAACTCACTCCTTATTGGCTGTAACCTTATGATAATAATATAAGCCATTTTTGCCAATAGGTAAACAACAAAGCGTATATTATTGCCAAAAGGCAAGATAATGGAGGGATATACGCTCTTTTTCGATAAAAACAGCCTAAAACGGGGTTTTACGAGATTGGTAAAGAAGTGGTATATTATAGAAAAAATACGAACAGAATACGAACAAGATTTATTTTATCACATTGGGCTGGAAAATTCCGCAAATTAAATCTCATTCAGTTAAACCCAAAAGGAGTGCATAAATGATGAACATATCAACTTTACCAGAGTTGGACCGTCGCCGAACCCAGGTCGCTATAGAGAGCATGTTGGAGAAATACCGTATTTTTAAGACCGTTACATTTGAAGCTAAGGAAGCAAGCACAACCTATTCATACACAGAAAGATTCCATGGTCCTACTAACACTGTAACTGATCAGACTGCTGCGATAGCTTCTTATAATGTGGACATCCCCGCCGCAAGGAGGGCTTACTGTTCCGCAATAGACTCTGTGGTAGAGAGACTCGATACGAGAGAACAGCAGCTGGTACGGGAAAGGTATATGAGAAGAGACGAGATGTACGATTATACGATTTACAATCATGTGTTTGATCCACCGGTAAGTAAGGACACTTACGTGAAGATACGCTCGAAGGCTTTTTACAAGATGGCATTAGCGTTAACGGATCTCGGTTTACTATCTCTGCAAACTTTAGTAACAACAGCGCCTAGGGTAAAGAAAGAGAAAATGAGTATTACTTAATAGAAATAGAATAGTGTGATTAGTAAAGAAGACTGTATCGTCCGAGCGGATGATGCGGTCTTTTTTTGAATTATAAGAAAGTATAAGTTTCAGGATGTACTTTATCCTTATAATCCCGCACAAAAACTTGCCGTCCATAAAAGGAGGGACGAAGGCTCTTAAGCTTGTCTTCAATTATGTTCCTCCGAAAAACCGCTCTATACCATCCAAAAGCTAGCCAAAACCTCGTCCGTTTACCCTCTCCGCAAGGAAAATATGGGGGTATGATTATAACATGGCAAATGAAGCAAAAGAACACCGCAAGAGCATGAATGCTCTGCTAATAGTTCCGCCCTAAGGGTGATGAGAACAAACCTAGCGGTGAAAGATTCTTCTCGCATTTGCCTAATGAAGAAGGGATATTATCCAACCTCGGATAGTATCCTTTTTTCTTAAACTAGTTGAGGGGGTGTCTGCTTAATGTTCATGCAGTTGAAGGTTAACACCATCAAAGATCGACGAACGATCGCAGATCAGAAAGGAATGGAGTGATGTCGGTACAACAATTGCGAGAACACATTACAAGTACACTTGAATGGTATTTTCCTGATGTGCCTGTATATGTAGAAGGAGAAAAACCTCAAACAGCCTATTTTCATCCCGGACTGATCTCAGCAACACTGGATCGGCAGCGGGAGGGCAGGTATTTAGCGGTCTACCGTTTTGGCATCCGTTATGAGCAAGGCAATTTGCTGGAAGCTGAGAGAATGGCAGATAAGCTAAGTGAGGCGATGGCAGGAATGGAGCAGGATGGTGGAGCTTTTCGTGTAGTTAGGCAAGCGTGGGAAGCTGGAACTGAAGGGCATGGGCCGCTGTTTACAGTTGACTATATGTTGTATTTGCAAAACGACAAGCCTGACAGCATTAAGATGGGACAAATGATTGGAGGAGAACGATTGAAATGAGTACTAAAGGGAGTAACGGGAATGGGTTCAGTAAGGAACAGATTGTGAATTCCTCACTTTTTACGCCGAGGGAAAAGGATATATTGAACGTTATTTTGCAGGATGGCAAGAACTATACGCTCGAAGAAGCAAAGCAATCTATGGGATTGTTCAAAAATAAGGAGGTAATGAACTAATGGCAGGCGGAACATGGACAACGCAAAATAAGGTGCGCCCTGGGGTGTACGTAAATGTAGCATCAAATCAAGGTGCCATCGGCAAAATGGGAGAACGCGGGATTACGGCATTGGCGCTTGCCCTATCTTGGGGAGAACCGGGAGTAATCATGAAGATTACCCCGCAGGATGATGTGAATAAGCTGCTAGGAGTTGATTTGGAACATCCAACTCTATTGCCAGTGCGTGAAGCGCTGAAACGGGCGGGAACCTTGCTGCTCTATCGATTGAATGAAGGCGTTAAAGCGGCAGTCACAAATAACGGTCTTCAGGTAACAGCTAAATATGGCGGTGTACGCGGAAATGATCTTTCGATTGTGATTGAGAAAAATATAGAGAATGTTGCTCTTTTTGATGTAAAGACGTTGCTTAATGGAACAGAACTGAACAAGCAAACAGTTGGAACGGCTGAGGAGTTGGTCGCGAACGATTATGTTCAATTCCAGAAAAATGGTGCAGAAGGCTTGAAGCTAATTGCAGGCATGCCGCTTACAGGGGGGGCTAACGGAACCGTGACGAATGGAGCACATAGTGACTTCCTGTCTGCTCTTGAGGTGCAAGAATTCCAAACAGTGGGTCTAGTATCGCAGGATAGTGCTCTCAAGGCACTCTACAGTTCTTTTGTGAGACGGCTTCGGGATACAGAAGGGAAAAAGGTACAGGCTGTACTATCCGATTATGCGGCTGCAGGTCATGAAGGTCTGATTAGCGTGAATAATGGGGTAGTACTGAGCGACGGAACTACGATTGATAACGTCAATGCCGTTGCTTGGGTAGCTGGTGCTACAGCAGCAGCAGCTGTTAATGAATCGCTGACTTATCAGGGTTATGATGATTCGTTGGATGCTGATGTAAGACTTAGCCATTCTGAGACTACAGCTGCGTTGCTAAAAGGAGAGCTTATCTTTACTTACAGTGGCGGACGGGCTGTGGTGGAACAGGATATTAATACATTTACCGCATTTTCACCGGACAAAGGCAAAGCATTCTCCAAAAATCGTGTACTTCGCGTGCTGGATGGAATTGCAAATGATATGAAGCGTATTTTTGAGAACTACTATATCGGTAAGGTCGCGAATAATGAAGATGGCCGTGCTCTTTTCTGGTCACAGTGTGCGACTTATATGAATGATTTGCAGGATATGGGTGCGATTGAGGGCTTTAACGCGCAGACAGATGTTGTAGTTGTGGCTGGTGCAGATAGTGACAGTATCGTGCTGGATGTGGCTGTGAAACCGGTAGATTCCGTAGAAAAAGTATATATGAAAGTGAAGGTGGTTTAAGATGGCATTTTTAAAAGCTAGTGATACGATTTCCGGCCAGGAGGGCCGTGCTTATGCTGTGATTGGTACGCAAACCGAAGAGATGTTCTATGTGAAAACTCTTGAGGCTACAGTAGAAAAAACAAAGGCAGAGGTGAAAACACTGGGCCGCCGGGGTGTTCAGCATAAAGCGACTGGATGGTCGGGCAGCGGTTCGATGACGATTTTTTATATGACTAGTCGTTTCCGCCAGATGATGCTCGATTATATGAATACGGGTGTTGATCAGTACTTCGATATTGAGGTTACGAACGAGGATCCATCGTCCAGCGTGGGGGCACAACGGATTATTCTAAAAGGGGTGAACCTCGATAGTGTCATCATGGCCTCACTCGATACAGAGTCAGACGCTCTGGAAGAAGAAGTTAGCTTTACCTTTGAAGATGTGCAGATTGTGCAAGCTTTTGGTGCTCCGGCAGGTTCCGGGCTTTAATTAAGACAACTAGATAGAATGGAGTAAGCAAGACCCGAACGTAGAATGAGCGACGGGTCTCTTCTCTGTCTATTGGCAGCTAGTAGCAGGAGAAGTATCTAAATAAATAATTCTAGGAGGAAGACAATGAGCGAATTAAGTTTGTTTTTTGCCCAAAATGTAGCATGTGACACGACCGAGGAGTTTGTGGTATCCCAGCGTTTTAAGGATAAGGAAGGAAATGCGGTGGCCTGGAAGCTGCGCAGTATGACTGAGGATGAGAATCAGGAATGCCGCAAGACCGCAACCCGCAAAGTCAAAGGGAAAAACGGAGTGTATACCTCTGAAATTGAGCCTAACGATTATATGGCGAAGCTGATGACCTCAAGTGTAATGCATCCGGATCTAAAAAATGCTGAACTGCAGCGTTCTTATGGCGTACTTGGCGCTGAAACACTGCTGCGTAAAATGCTGCTTCCGGGTGAATTCGCGGCGTTGGGTGAGCGGGTGCAGGCCTTAAATGGTTTTGGCACGGACATGAACGAGCTGGTGGATGAAGTAAAAAACTAATCAACGAGGGCGATAGTGAAGCCAATTTTGCTTATTACGCCCTCCATGAGCTGCACATTTTACCCCATGAGCTGATGAAGCTGTCTTCCCGCGAACGCGCCGCAATATATGCGATGATTGCTGTTCGTGTGGAGAAGGAGAAGCGCGATCAGGCACGGAGTAAGGCGAGGAAGAGATAGTTAGGGGGTGAGAGAATGGCAGGTGTACAAAATAATATAGCTGGAATACAGCAAGTTTCCAATCAATGGATCAATGATATAACCAATCAGATTACAACACAGGTCTCGGCAAATATTTCAAATTCCTTTTCAGCAACCTTAAACCGTATCAGTATGAAAATAGTCAATAAACCCGTGTACAACATCACTAATAATTACAGTGCAGCTTATACCAGAATTCAAGCTTCTATTGGAGGTGCGGTTCAGGCTCAGGAGAGACTGAATGATGCGGCTGATAGAGGGGCTGGAGGAGCTGAAAAGCAAGCAGGAACCTGGGAAAAGCTTACGGGGGCCTTTGAAAAGGCTAAGGGTATGGTGGAAAAAGTTAAGGGTGTCATGGAGAAGGTGCTTGTGCCAGCTGCTGAGCAGCAAAAGTGGGAAGATCTTTTCAAAGCAAAAACCGGAAATGCTGATGTTGGTGTAGCTATGTTTGATAAATTCAAGAAGAGAGCGCTAGAAACCGGACAGGACGTCAGCAAGTCTATGGAAAGTGTCTTGTCGTTTTATCCTAAAACACAAAATACGGACCAGCTAGATAAGCTAATGGATTATTCCACAAGGCTTAGTATGATGTCTCCAGAAGGTAAGGATATTGGCGATACTTCATCAGCTATTAATTCTGCATTTGATGGAGACTCTAGTGACTTAGCATCGATGCTTCAGGTAGATGAAGAGGAGCTTGGTGGACTCGACCTAGTAGCCAGTACGGGGAACATGGGCGCTTTTTTAAGTACTTTGGGAGATATCATGACAACGGCAGGTATGACGAGTACTTCGCTGCAAACCATGATGGATTCACCCGTAAATCAGTGGCAGACACTTCTTGGAAACTATAACAATTCCTTAGCTGGCATGGGACAAGGGGCACTTGCAGCATTTTCTCCGCTGTTAAGCATTCTTAATGATGCGTTCTCAGAAGGTACCTTTCAGCCTATTATCGATGGGATGGCCATTGGATTGGCTATTATAGCACAAGGTTTTTCACAAGTTGTACAGGGAGCCTTATTCCTTTGGAGTGTTCTTAGCAGCACGTTGCCTTATGTAGTACCCATTCTTTTGGGAATTGTTGCTGGGATTATTGCTTATAAAATTGCTATGGGTGCAGCAGCAATCGCAACAAATATGTCAGCAATTGCGACTGGGATCGCTACCGCAGCGCAAGGGATTTACAACGCTGTGTTAAATGCCAATCCTATTGCGCTTGTAATTGGACTTGTTATTGCACTTATTGTGGCTTTTTTAGGAATTGTTGCAGCTCTTCAGCCAGTAAGAGATTTTCTTGCCAATATGTTCAGGGCTCTCGGACAGATCGTTGCAGATTTTGTAGGTTATGTGATTGATCTATGGACCGGATTTATTAATGGTATCATTGATGCTGCCAATTTTTTATTAGGTGGTATTAATAAAGTAATTGGGGCTGTTGGTAAATTTATAGGTATAGAATCAGAGATTAATCTTCATCTTGAACGGGTTGACAGCAGTCAATTTAAACAGAACGTGGAGATGAGCATTGAAAATACTTTTGATACGGCTGCGAAATATACGCAAGAATTTGATGTTAACAAATTTAAAGAAAGCCTAAACGTAGGGGGGAATACGAATAACGAGACTACAATCAATCAATGGAATACTACTCATCAAGATGATTCAACGAAACCTCCGAAATCGCCTACCATTCCTGAGGTTCCAGTAGTTCCTGTGACGAAGACTCCTGCGTTAAATACGCCTTCCGCTGTAGGTTCTTTTCAAAATGCAGGAGTACCTGGTAATCTGAACACCGTCAACCGTGTGAACGAGCTCGGCTCCATCAACGACACCGTAGACATCTCCAGTGATGATCTGAAAATGCTCCGCGAGCTGGCCGAGATTCAGGCGATCCAGAATTTTGTGGAGCTTACGCCGACGGTGCAGGTGACGACCGGAAATATTAACAATGCCGGAGACATTGATACGATTATCAACAAGATCGGGCAAAAGCTGAACGAGGAGTTTGTCTCTACGGCGCAGGGGGTGTATACGTAACGTGGAAGAGTACGGGATTTTTTTGGGTTTTAATAATCAGGAGGATGCAATCCGGCTGCCAGTCAATCCAGAGACCTTGGAAATCAAGGAGAGTGGAGATGGAAAAAGCTATACCATTATCGATCTGGGTGAGATCAATACGATTGCTTATCCGAAGCTTACGGAGATCACGATTGAAAGTATTTTTCCGGCACAAAGGTATCCGTTCGTATTGGTGCAGGAGGACGGGCTGAAGAGACCTTTTGAATATGTGGAGCTTATTAAGAAATGGATGACGAGTCGTCGGCCCATTCGGTTTGTGTTCTCCGGTGTGAGGTATCCCGATGATACGAAAAAGGATAAAAAGAAGTTAAACAAACCACAGAAATGGCTAGAGGAATCTTCAATTAGTGAGGATGCATCTTTAGAAATTGATTTTGCTGTGAATATGGCTATGAGCATCGAAGGTTTCACTTGGAAGCTTAGTGCGGGATCGTCAGGGGATATTGAATATTCGTTATCTCTCAAAAAGTACGTATTCTATCAGGCGGTAGCTGTGAAGGTTGTTAAAGGTGAAGTGAAGGCGGAGCAGAAGCGGGCCAATGAAAAGGCAAAGCCTACTACCTATACCTTAAAAGCTGGAGACAGTCTATGGAGCATCGCTCAAAAAAACCTAGGAGATGGCTCGAAGTACAAAGCCATTCAGAAGCTTAATGGCATTCCGGATAGTGAGCTGAAAAAGCTGCCCATCGGTAAAGTCATCAAGCTGCCGTAGGAGGATGTTATGGAACTGCTAGTGAAGAATAAGGAAGGGAATCTATGGGATATTTCTGGCATCGTCTCAGATATTTCTTGGAAAACTGCACGGTCAGGTAAACCGTCAACGCTAGAGTTAACGCTTGTGGACAACGGAATTTATCAGCTCCCCAAGTTCGGGATCAGCAACGGTGATATTATTCAGTTCAGTAAAGATAATGTAGATGTATTTTACGGATTTGTGTTCAGCATTGATACGGGCTCGGATCAGGAGATTAAGCTGACTGCCTATGATCAAATTCGTTATTTGCTGGGCAATGGTAGTTATGTTTTGCAGGATGTTACGGCTAGTGATGTGATCAAGAAAATAACAACGGACTACGGATTAAAGACAGGTGTGCTGGAGGAGACAGAGTACCGGATTCCTTCTTTAATTGAAGATGACAAAAAGCTGTTGGACATCATTATGGGAGCCATCGGCAGTGAGCTTCAGTTTAAGGGGCGGCTGATGGCTTTTTACGATGATTTTGGGAAGCTGACGCTGCGTAAACCGGATTCTATGCTGCTTAACCTGGTGCTGGGAGCGGGGCATTATCTGTACGATTATTCGCTCAAAAAAAGTATTGATGACGATACGTACAACACGATTTTTCTGTACAAGGACAACGAGGCATCGGGCAAACGCGATTTCTATCCGGTCAGTGACAAGGACAATGTGAAACGCTGGGGTATCCTGCACTTGTATCAAAAGGCTGATGACAAAGCGAATGCTGCACAAATTCAGGAGAAGGCAAACAATCTGCTGAAAATGCACAATCGTGAAAAGCTTAGTCTCTCCATACAGGCGATTGGTGATATGCGTGTAAGAGCAGGCAATTTCATTTATGTCCTATTGGATGAATTCGAGACTCAATTGTTTCTGGTGGACCAATGCAGCCATAAGATTTCTGGAGGGGAGCATACAATGTCCCTCGATATTAAGGTGGTGTAGAAATGATGTTAGATATTATTAAAAAAGCAAGTCTAGGAGCCGTGGGAAGTACAAATCCCGTGGCTTTTTCTTATGGAACGGTAACGGTGGCAGCTCCTTTGCAGATTCAGGTGGATCAGCGGTTTGTTTTATCGGGGAATGCGTTAGTGCTGCCTGAATCGGTAATGGAAAGCAAGATCGACATCGAGGGCAAAGAAGTAATACTTCGGCGAGGATTAGCGAGTGGGGACCGCGTATTAATGGTTCGAATGCAGGGCGGACAAAGCTACATTGTTCTGGATCGGCTGGTGAGTCCGATATGATCCCGGCGATTGGAAAAGCTGGACCGATAACGGCCCTGCTTGAGGGGGAGGTCAACCTTGAGCGTGGGGAAAGTCCTAGTCTTACGTACCGAATGGATTGGGAGAGAAAAAGGATTACAGGCCAAACGGATGGACTGGAAGCAGTTCAACAGGCAGCGGCAAAAATTTTGCGAACCGATCGGTTTGAACATCTGATTTACAGTTCGGATTACGGAACAGAGTGGCGGTTGGTGCTTGGCAAGGATCGGCTGCTGGTTAGAGCTGAAATCAGACGTATCGTTAGTGAGGCACTACTTCAGGATGAACGAATCCTTAGCTTAGAGAATATTGTTGTTTCGTTTACCGGAGATAATCTAACTTTTGACTGCAAGGTCGTCACACGTTACGGAAATTTTCAGCTGAGAAAGGAGTGGAATGAGGATGTATGAGGATCAGACGTATGAGGCTCTTTTGGAGCGGATGCTGGACCGGATTCCATCAGGATTGGATAAACGCGAGGGCAGCATCATTTATGACGCGTTGGCTCCAGCAGCCGCTGAGTTGGCACAGATGTATATTGAGCTGGATGTGAATAATAATCTGTATTTTGCAGATACGGCTACCGGAGAGTACTTGGAGCGAAGCATCTCCTGGTCAGGCATTGTAAGGCGTGAAGCCAGCAAGGCACAGCTGAAAGGGATTTTTTATAAGGCGGATGGAGGATTGTTGGATGTTCCACTCGGCAGCCGCTTCTCACTCGAAATGCTGAATTATACGGCTGTGGAGAAGTTATCTCCTGGAGTGTATCGCTTGGAAAGTGAAACCGCTGGGGAAGAAGGAAATCGATATTTTGGCTCTTTACTGCCAGTGGATTATATTTCAGACCTAGCGCGCGGAGAAATAGCTTCTCTTCTGATCCCTGGGGAGGACATTGAAACGGATGATGCGCTACGCCAGCGTTATTTGGATTCAGCCAGACGCCCAGCTACTAGCGGAAATAAATATCACTATATGGAGTGGGCACTGCAAGTTCCGGGTGTGGGAGGCGCACGTGTTTTTCCATTATGGAAAGGTCCTAAAACTGTGAAGGTGATTATTGTGGACGCCGAAAAAAAACCTGCATCCGAGCTGTTGGCGGCTCAGGTGCAGCAATACATTGATCCGGTCTCAGGAGCGGGTGAGGGACAAGCACCGGTAGGGGCTGTGGTGACTGTGGCGCCGGCTGCGGGCAAAAACATCAGTATAAGCGCCAAGGTAACCCTTGCTTCTGGCTATGCACTGCAAGCTGTAAACCAAGGCTTTCAGGTGATGCTTGAGAAATATCGCAAGGAGAAGGCTTTTTCAGCAACCTATATCAGTCAGTCTGTCATCGGGGCATTATTGCTTGCTACTGAAGGAGTCGCGGATTACACAGAGCTGAAGTTGAACAGTGGAGCGGGCAATGTGATGTTGAACGAAGAAGAAGTACCGTTGTTCGGTAACGTTCTACTGGAGGTGTAGCATGGGTTATCCAGAGCAAATTGATATTTTTCAAGAAAAACTTAATAAAAAAGCAAACGGTAGCAGCTATGTTATCGAAGAGAGATTACCGCTTGTAAATGGCGTTTACAGTGGTCTTCTAGCGCATGACAATATTAATAATCAGACCATTGCGGTGTACACAGGGTCACAGTATTCCGGGATCGAGCTACGCAATTTCACTGTGTCTTTTCCGGATGAGGCGCCCTGGCGGCGGTTGATTAAGATTTTTGCCGATGTGCCTGAGGTATATGTTACTTACGAAACCCCCGGTGATACGGTTGAAGCAGAGGATATTAACGGTTTGCAGGTGAGTCTTACCGCTGTCCAAACTGAAATAGAGCGTTATAAGAACAAGGGCCAGATTGACGGAGGATCATTTAGAAGAGAGGTGTAAAATGGCACAGACCATACAAATAAAGCGGGGTACAAAGGCTGAGCTAACGAGTTATGGCGTGTTGAAGGCAGGTGAGCTTGGTTTTTGCAGTGATACTAAGGAAGTTTATATTGGTGACGGCACGTCCAATTCCATGGTCGGCAGGGCGCTGTCAGGGCCAGAAGCTTCGCGTCCGGTTGCAGGATCCGTTGGTCGTTTGTATTACGTGACTACGGGTTCGAATAGCGGATATTTATATTTTGATGATGGGGCAGCTTGGCGGCGGGTGAATGCGCAGAAGCTTACCGATCTGACAGGTACAATTGATGATATCGCTGATGGAGCAACCTATGCGAAGGTGCTTAAAGCGGATATTAGTGCGGGACATATCAATAAAGTATCGGATGGCACAAACGTAAAGACTGCCGCTGAGATCAAGACTCACATTGATGATGTGGCCAAGCACCGGACAATCAATGATGCAGGGACTACAATTACAGACTTGTGGTCTGCGCAAAAGATTAAAAATGAAATTGAGCTGGCTAAGCATAACATCGAACCGCAAGCATCGGTAAAAGACCAGAACCTGCTGGCTCCACCTGCCAGTCCGGTTGAAGGTGATCGTTATATTATTCCAGCAGGGGCAACCGGGGGATGGGCGGGCAAAACGAATCAAATTGTTGAATACCAATCTGCCGCTTGGGTATTTTATGTTCCTGCCGTCGGTTGGACCGCTTACGTCGATGATGAGCAGAAAATTTACAGCTGGAACGGCAGCGCATGGGTACGTACCGGTGGTGCACTACAGACCATTACAGCCGGGAACGGGCTGATTGGTGGGGGTCAAGCCGATGCTGTGACGCTGAACATTGGTGCGGGTAATGGGATCACGGTCACTGCAGACGCGATTGCGGTTACCGCTGGAAAAGGAATCACCGTGGATGCAGCTGGTGTAGCTGTAAGTGTGGATGGAAGCAGTATCGTTTATGATGCTGCGAATGGCAATAAACTTACCGTGGCCAGTATTGATGGCGGAACATTCTAGGGGGCGGGACAATGGCTCTAAAAACATTGATTCAAATACGCCGCGGCTTGGAAAGCTCCATTGGAGCGCTGGCTATTGGTGAGCTTGGGTATTGTACAGACAGTGGCAAGCTGTACATTGGTTCTGCCGCTGGTAATGTCTTGCTGGTAGCCGCGCAAAGTACCGGGGATATGCTGAAAAGCATTTACGATACGAATAACAATGGCAAGGTGGATTTTGCGCAACAAGCGGATAGTGTAGCTTGGGCGGGGGTAGCAGGTAAACCAGTGGTATTTCCTCCGGCGGCGCATACACATGATTATTTGCCCAAAGGCCCCCTAACCTGGAATCAACTGAAGGGGGTGTAGAGGATGAGTTACGGCAGCTCTTTATACAGCGAATTGCAATATTCCGCAGATAAAGATTCGAGCCATCCGGGTGAAGTCGAGGCGCCTGATCTAATGCAGTATTTACCGGATTATTATAAGGATGTCCGCGAAATGGAGAAGCTTCAGGAGACCATCGGGCTAGAAATTGGTGGACTGAAGGTAGGTACTATAGATGTACTGGATCAGGCGTTTATTGAAACGGCTACAGTGAGCCTTGGGCGCTGGGAATCCGAACTTGGACTCAGCAGCGATCCATCCAAGTCTTATGCCACTCGTCGAGAGATGATTAAGGCAAAGCTGCGTGGAAATGGAACGACCACACCGGAAATGATTCAGCGGACGGCGTCAGCTTTTTCAGGTGGAGTGGTTGAAGTAAAGGAAGTGCCTGAAGAGTACCGTTTTGAGATTCATTTTGTGAGTACACTGGGGATTCCTCCGAATATGGCAGGGTTGATTCAAATCATCGAAGAGATTAAACCTGCGCATTTAGCTTATGAATTTGTGTTCAGCTATACCTGGTGGGACTCTGTTAAGGCTTTGACTTGGGAGAGTGCTCACAGTAAAACATGGAACGAATTAAGAACTTATAGATAGGAGAGTGACATATGCAAACCACAGGAAATTTGGGCTTAAAGAAGCCAGAGGGAACAGATATCGTTGATATTGCCGATCTGAACGGGAATATGGATATTTTGGACAATGCAGTGAATGGTAAGGTCGATAAAGTTACTGGCAAACAGCTATCTACGAACGACTACACCGCAGCTGAGAAAACGAAGCTGGCGGGGATTGCTACGGGAGCGAATAATTATGTGCATCCTAATCACACGGGGGATGTCACTAGTACTGGTGATGGAGTTACGGCTATTGCGGCTGGGGTGATTGTAAACGCCGATGTTAATGCTTCAGCCGGAATTGATGCTTCGAAGATTGGAACGGGAGTGGTCTCAAACGCGGAGTTTGGGTACTTGGATGGGGTTTCTAGTGGGATTCAGGGGCAGTTGAATGGTAAGGCGCCGTTGGTTACTACGCCTCAGCAGACGACAGCGGATATTACGTACTACGTACGGACGGACGGGAATGATAATAATACGGGATTGGTGAATACGGCGGGTGGGGCGTTTAGGACTATACAAAAGGCGATTAACAGTATTCCTAAACATGTTCTTCATAGCGCTACTATCAATGTCGCTGCCGGTACGTACGCCGAAGATATCTCTTTTGCAGATGTGAGTGGTGGCACGGAAGTATGGCTTAACGGAGGAACAAGCTACGAGACGGCCGCAAACTTCAAGGTTAAAAGTATGACCTTTTACGGTGTTAGTAATCAAGTAGTTGTAACTGGATTCACAGCAACTTCTACAACGAGAGTCGGATTTTTTATTAATAACTCGATATTTATTCAGATGCTATATTGCCGTATATTAGCAGATGGCAAGGCAAACTCCGTTGGAGGATTCGAGGCTAGTAACCATTCTGGTTTGCGACTTTACGGCTGTGAAGCTTCTAATCGTAATGCAGGCATCGTCAGTAACCAAGGATCAACGGTAATATCCAGAAATAGTTTTGGGACCTCAAATACTATTGGACTTTCAGCATACGACGGTGGCACAATAACAAAAAAAGACGGTCAGCCCGCGGGCACAATAAATGAACAGATTGACGCAGGTATCATAACTAGGGGTGTACTTAACCCATGGGGAGATAACACGATTGATACACGCCCCTTTGCAGCAATGTATATGGATGCCGGTGGCGACGTACCTTTAACTGCCGGTGTAGATAAAAAACTTTTTTTTAACGGTGTGCACATGAGTCAGAAGGGAGTAGCTGAACCTTCACAAGGCGGTTTCTATGCGCCCGAGAGAGGGATTTATGAATTATCTGTTCGGGTTGGATTTGGGATTACGACGAGTGTTACAAGCGGTGTTGCAATTAAGATCTATATAAACGGAGTTCTAAACTGCACATTGAGCGAGGGAGCTATCACAACTGCACTTATAGGCTGTACCCTTAATGGTAATACTACTTTGGTTTTAAATCCAGGAGACCGTGTTCATATCTATGCCGTTGCCCTTCACAATTCAAATGTTTCATGGGCTTCTCAGTACACATATGCCACTCTTGCGAGAGTGGCATAACTAATGGAGGTGACTAAAATATGGATTTAATGAAGAACTTGCTATTCCTATTTCCAGATAGTCAGTTGGGAGTCGATTTCACTTTGAGAGACGACGGCCCAATAGTAAAGTATCTTAAAGAACCTTTGCTTACGAAGCATGTACAGACGCCTGGTGAGACTACGGAAGAGGTAGATTGGATAGAAGGCGTACATTATATACTTCGTCCAGCACACCTCGCAGAGTTAGAAGAGGGCGTAGATTATGAAATAGAGGAACGCGGCCCATACATCGCAGCCTGGAACCTAGAAGTCCCGCAACCAACGGAAGCAGAACTGGAAGCGGCGTGGGAAGCATATCTAGAAGCAGAAGCTAACAAACCACCAGAATTAAACGAAGTCGAGCAACTCCGTGCTGAGAATACTGCTTTGCAAGACAGGCTTCAAGATGTCGAAGTCATTATGGCTGAACTACTCAGCATATAAACCCAAAAGGAGGTGAGTTGTAATCATGACAATGGATTCATTAACAGCCGCCAAAATTCGGTTGATGGCTAATGCCTGCATCACTCGTTTTGATCGTGAGGAGGGTCCGATAGAGAATATCATTTCATCCTATAACATGCAGCCGGATAATGAGACTTTGGTTAAGGATCAGATTATCGAGAAACGATCAGATATTCATTTTGCTGAAAACGATTCGACTGAGCAAGCTTCATCAGCCAAATAATTAGCACGCATCCACAGAGGAGCTTGTTTTTTTGTGCCCTCGGTGGTGCCGGGGGCTATTACGCATCAACATCATTACAGAAAGGAGCGGACGAATGGGCGAAGGGGATATTGCGCAATTGGAGAAGCTGCTGCCGCTGGCAGATAAGTATGGGCTGGCTTATATTGTTGCTTTCATTTTGATGATCGTACTGATGGTGTTATTGCGTGCGATTGTCAAAGGGAACCTTGTACCGCGAGAAATGCTGGATCGGGCAGAGGAGGATCGGGATCGTCTGCAAGCGATTTTGGATAAGGAGCGCTCGGAGTTTATGCAGCCCACACTGGACGTCTTAAAGAAACTGAAGATTGACCATACGGAAGACAGGGGGAGTTAGGAATGCTGTCACAATGGATTCGGCGGCTGCTTCTCCCCCGGCATGTTGATAAAGAGATGGAGCTCCGCAGAGCCTCTACCAGCGTTACACTGACCATAAGTCATTATAAAAATGTCTCGCAGGAAATTCAGGAGGAGATTGATCGTAACCGGTTCGCCAAATATTTAGTTTATGATCGAGGGGATCATGATGCACATGATTGAATTTTTATTATTGGTGCTATATGGCACTACTACGGCCTGCGGATTATACATTATTCATCGCCACAGGCAATATTTTTACGAAAGATTCCAAAAAGGTGTGGTCAGCGTGTTTATGCTGGCTATGCTTTTTTTCTTATTGGCTTATACATTCAATATGCTTATCGTTCTACTATTCCGTTTGGCAGAATTACTAGGAGTGGACATGGCAACATGGCTGACTTGGCTTAATTATAGCTGGGCTATTGCCCAATTCGGTACAACTGGTGGAATTATAATATTAGCGATACTGACACGTTCGGGGAAATACGACCAATTTATTTATCTGAAAAAGATAGACAGAAAAGAGGAACTTCATGCTGACAATAACTCAGGTAAAAAATAAATCAGCCCAACGCCTAACAGGACTACACCCCGTAGTCCGTTCCGCTGCTACTGCTCTAATCGAACGTTGCTACAAACTCAATATCCCCATTCTCATTACGCAGGGACTTCGCACAATTGCCGAGCAGGATGCTCTATATGCACAAGGGCGCACTAAGCCCGGAGCGATTGTAACCAATGCACGTGGTGGATATAGCTATCACAATTTTGGATTGGCCGTAGATTTTGCTCTTTTGCTGCCGAATGGATCTAGTGTGTCTTGGGATATGTGCCGGGACGGCAATAACAACCAGATCGCAGATTGGCAGGAGGTTGTGAGGGAGGCAAAAGGGCTGGGCTTGGAGTGGGGAGGCGACTGGACAAGCTTCAAGGATTACCCACATTTTCAAATGGCGTTTGGGTTAACACTCACACAGTTGCGAGCAGGGACAAAGCCCTCAACATCTGCGGTGGAGTCAGCGTATAAGGTCATCAATCGGAAGGAGGAGGAAGAATTGAAGAGTGATGTTATTGCTGTCGTAAAGGTTAACGGGGTTAAGGTTGCAGATGGAGTGCTTGAAAAAGGCATCACCTACGTCCCTGTACGTGTTATTGCAGAAGCGCTGGGTGCTCAGGTAGGTTATGATTCTGCGACTCGAACGGTTGAGATTACAAGTACCCATTAA